AACTATTTTCTTTGCATCCTCAGAATTTTTACCAATATCATCTACAATTGCTCTTGCTCTGTCTGTAACCTCACCAACATTACCTTTCATTCCTTTGATCATAAGGTCAGCAACTGCTGCATTAAGGGCAGTCATATCACCACTACTCCAACCAGCAGTGTTATTATCAGATGCACCTCTGGGAACAGGTAAGAAAATAGTTGCTATTGGACTGCCTGTGGGTTCACCACTTCTACCACCATATAAACCATCACCTAGACCACCAGGTTCATAATTAAGTATTTCAATTTTCAATGCTGCTTGGTCATCTGTCAGAGTTGTTGGATAATATAATGCTGAACCAGTGAGAGTACCGATGGCACCCTCCTGATTACCTATAACTTCAATTTCAAGACTTGAAGTTTTTGATTGGTCCGCAGTTTCATCAGGCACACCTTCAGTTGCTTCGGGTGAATTTATACCAGAAAGACCTTCATCTGAAAGTTGTTTCTTTACAGCATCAGATGAATTTTCATTTATAATATTTGCTCTATCTCTATCTGCTCTCCTCTGAAAATTCTCTGTAAAATAATCTTCAAACTCTGAGCTTGATAAACTTTCACCTGTTGTTCGATTAAACTTTCTTCGGAATCTAGATTCAAGATCCCAGGTTCCATTATTATTACCAGTCGCAGCAAGTTTTTCCTCACCATCAACAAAGATAAAAATCTCTGACTTTCCAGTGTCGGTATCTACTTTGGTTGTGGTTTGTATCGGAGGATTCCCGTAGGTCCTGCTAGATGTAACTGTAGCCATTACGCAGGTTTTTTATTTATTTAGTGAGGATTTTTGCATAAGGTAACGCAAGTAAGTCATCTAGTTCTTGCTTGCTTACTATGTATACTACTCCTCCTAGTTCTTCCCAGGTGTATCGTCTAACCTCACCCCAATGATAGTTGATTCCTTGAAATCCCCAAGGGTATAGTTCAGTAACAGCAACTAACGGATGCTGGTCATATGTTACACCCGGAGTCTTAGCATTATATTCAAAGGTACAGAACTGCCCTGGTTCGGGAATAGGATCAGTAGTATCACTCAGTGCATCCATAATCAAGAACATCAGTTCTTCTGGATCATTAGTTTTGACGGTCTCTGGATAGATTGCTTCGATGCGGTTCATCTGTATTTGATACCCAGTTCGTCTTCTGTTATAATTATGAATTCAACTTTTCTATCAGCACAAAATTCTCTTGCTGCTTTCCATTTTGCCTGATTGACTGCATAAGTTTTCATCTCATACAGGTTCTTTCTTTTAGGTGGTTTCGTTTCTCTCTTTGGTTTGACTTCTACAATATATGTTTTTATATTTCCAGTTGCTTCTTTGACTTTCATTATGAAGTCAGGGTAATATTTATGAACCCGATTATCAACTGGACTGATGTAAGGTATTGCTAACTCTTCACTTCCCCACGTCAAAATATTTTTACTGCGGTCACAATACATACAAAACTTTCGCTCCCAGTTACTGCGACAAATAATATTGTTAGGATTGCCTGCGTATTTTTCTGGGTATGATGGTTTGTAAATACTTTTATGACTTTTGGCCATACATAATATATACCAGTAAATCTATTTAGATGACTAGACCAAGGTCAGTAGCAGAAATCAAAGCAAAGTTATTGAGACCAGCAACTACAAATCACTTCTCTGTGAATATCACTCTTCCATCAGGATTGAGAGAAATTTTACCCAGTTATAACCAAGATGATTTGAACTTGATGTGTTCCGATGCATCTCTTCCTGGTCATAGGTTAGCAACATTTGAAGCAACCAATGATAGGTATGGTGTTACTGAGAGACACGCATATAGAAAAGTTCACGATGATGAGATGAGCCTCACATTCTACGTGGATGAAGAGAAGTATCTTCCCATAAGAGTGTTTGAAGGTTGGATGGCATTTATTACAAATGAAGCTGATAATTCAGGAGACTATAACTATTCATATAAGGTAAAGTATCCTAGAGAATATAGAAGTTTTATGGAAATATATAAATTTGAGAAAGATTATGATACCTCTGTGATGTATCAGTTCTATGATTGTTACCCAACTTCAATTGCATCAACACCAGTATCATATTCAGATCAGAATAGTCTGCTGAAATATACAGTTGGATTCTCTTATATCAAGTATAGAACATTCATACAATGATACTAAATAAAATCAAATGAAATGTTTATAGGTCATTATGCCTTTACCAAAGATTGCTACACCAACTTATGAACTTGAGTTGCCTTCATCAGAAAAAACGATTAAATACAGACCCTTCCTTGTAAAAGAAGAGAAACTTCTTGTGATTGCATTGGAGAGTGAGGACAATAAGCAAATCACTACAGCAGTCAAGAGTGTTATTCAAAACTGTATTTTGACTAGAGGAATCAAAGTAGAGCAACTGCCTACGTTTGATATTGAATTCTTGTTTCTAAACATTCGCGGCAAGTCTGTTGGTGAAGAACTTGAAGTGAATCTTATCTGTCCTGATGATGGTAAGACACAAGTATCTGTCTGGTTAGACCTGGATGATATCAAAGTATTCAAACCAGAAGGTCACGACAAGTGTATCAAACTTGACGATACCATTGCAATGGAGATGAAGTATCCATCACTGGAACAGTTTATCTCTAACAACTTTGACTTCACGGATAAGAATGCGATGGATCAATCGTTTGAATTGATCGCATCTTGTATTGATAAGGTGTTCACTGAAGAAGAGGTGTGGGCAGCAGCAGATTGCACCAAGAAAGAAATCAAAGAATTTGTTGAGTCAATGAACTCTTCGCAGTTCAAGAAGATTGAGAAGTTCTTTGAGACAATGCCTAAACTGTCTCATAAACTTACGATCAAGAACCCTAAGACTAAAGTAGAAAGTGATGTCATCCTGGAGGGACTTGCATCTTTTTTCGCGTAGCCCTGATCCATATGGATCTGGAAAACTACTATCGTCTAAACTTTGCCTTGGTGCAGTACCATAAATATTCATTGACTGAAATTGAAAATCTTATTCCTTGGGAACGAGACATTTATGTTGGTTTATTAGAATCGCATCTTGAAGATGAAAAACTAAAACAACAGCAAAATGGTTGACTATAAGATAGAACCCCCTTATGAAGCACTAGACAAAGACCGTCCTTGGTATACTGCTAAGGTTGGTGTAACCACTTGGAATATTCTCAAGGCAAAATTGACCGGTGGTACTGAACCTGGTGGTACATCATATGCATCAACAGTCAATCTATCTGATGAAGATGCTGATAAACTCATAGAAAATATGAAGAAGGATCCTAGAGGGTATCCTCAATTTGATGATGGTGGCGGGGGAATGAAATTCTATGAAAATTATGAGAAGTATCAGGCGTGGTTAGTAGAACAATACTTGGGCAAACCAGTAGAACAAGAAGAAGAGGAAGAGTTAGAAGAAGATATTCCAGAGGGACTTGACGATCTGTTAGGTTCTATACAAGAAGATGATGAAGAAATACCAGCAGGACTTGATGACCTTCTAGGATCTATTCAAGAACCAAAAGTAACTACTATAAAATCATCTGCGATTGTACCTACCAAATTTCTTGGCGAAAGGTATGAGAAGTATCGTGATGAGTTGATAGCAGAAGGCACCATTGAAGGTGAGCAACTGACTGGCGAAGAAAGAAAAGAAGGATTCAAAACAAGAAACGATCCTAATAAATTTGGTACATTCATTGAAAATTTTCTAAACCGAAAGAAAAAATCTGATGAGGTAGAGACTGCTGGTGGTGGTGCAGTTATAGTAACAAAACAACTTATAGACCCAGATAAGATTGTTCCTCTGGAAGAAGATGATGATGGTTTAGATTCAGTAACAAAAAAACTTGATGAACTTCTTGCTACGGTCAAAGAAGGTTTCAAGTTAGAAGAAGATAAAGCAGAGTCAGATAGAAAAGCAGAAGAAAAGAAAAAGAGAAAGAAGACAGAAAAAGAATTAGAAACCAGTAAGGAATCTTTTTTAGGTAAAGCAGCAAAGCAAATAATCAAACCAGTCAAGAGTTTACTTGATAAGATATTTGGTTTCTTGAAGACTCTCTTATTAGGCAAGGCATTGATGTCCTTGATTGATTGGATTGCTAACCCAGAGAACAGAGGAAAGATTGATACTATCTTCAGGTTCTTCAAGGATTGGTGGCCTACCTTACTTGGTGCTTACATACTATTTGGTACGTCATTTGGTAAATTTGTACGGTCAATCATTGGACTGACTGCTAGATTTACTAAGAAAATACTTACTAAGGCATTACCATCTCTACTGAAAGCAGCAAAAGCAAATCCAATTGCTGCTGCTGGTCTTGCTGTTGTAGGCACTGCTGCTGTAGGTGGTATTGCACAGTCAATGACGCCATCTAATGACCCCGAAGCAGAGGAAGGTCAGTCACAACTAGACGATACTCAAGACTTTGGCGGTATCACTGGTGCTCCCATCAGTGGTGATATGCTTGGGTTCCAAGGTGGCGGCGAAGTCAAAGGTAAACCCGGCATTGACCAGAACCCTGCTATGCTCACTGATGGTGAGTTTGTAATGAGCAAGGGTGCCGTTCAGAAGTATGGACTTGATACATTAGAGGCAATGAATGCTGCTGGAGGCGGCACCAATATGCCTAAGATAATGAACAAGATTACCTATGCTGCTGGTGGTGGTTTGATTGGTGAGAGAAAAGGTGATAAGTATGAGAAACCATTACCAGAACCAGTAGCATTAGCAATGGATGGTGGTGGAGAAAGTTTCAATATATTCAATCCAATGTCCTGGTTTAGGGGTGATGCACAGAAGGCAACCAAAGGCGAACTACAAGATGTAAGTAACGACACTCTTGCTGGTAAATTATATAACAGAAGAAAGAAACAAGAAGAAGCAATGAAGATGCTTCGTGGTTATGATGGAGGTGGCGAAGTTAAAGGTGGTAGCAGTTTCAACATATTCAATCCAATGTCTTGGTTCAGTGGTGATGCACAGAAAGCGACTGATGGTAAGTTAGATAATGTGAGCAATAATACTCTTGCTGGGAAGTTATATAATAGAAGGAAACAACAAGAAGAAGCAATGAAGATGCTTCGTGGTTATGATGGAGGTGGTGAAGTTGAACAGACACCTATTGAGAAGATGGAGTTCAACCCTAGCAATTATTTCCAAGGTGATAATGTATACAGTAGTAAGAGAATTGTAAACCCAGGTCAAACAGGTAAGAGTTTCTTTGTTAGATACGCACAGAATGATGATGGAAGCATAGAAGTTAGACAAGTCAATAAGGTTGTAAAGGATGGTAATATCTTCAATGGATTTACTCCTGACCTTACAGGAGTCAAACCTGGTTCAGAAGAGTTCCAAAAGGTAGTTGGTTCCGCCAATACTAAAAATATAATTGAAAATGAACTAAAAGATAGAGCAAAATTTACCACTAGAAGTTCAAGTGTTTCAAAAGAAATGAAACCTGAACGTGATAAAGTAAATGCTTGGATAAAGGGTGGTAGAAATCTAACCGTCAGTCCACACGCTATGGTTGGATATGATTACAACCAATCATATCAAACAACTAAACAAGCATTTGCAGATAGAGGTGTTGAAGGTAAGAAAGGAGAAGAGTTATCTGCATCGGCAGCAGCACAACTTGCTATGCCTACTCTTGAGGATGATAAGACTGTGTTACCTACATCTGATGAGTCACGCATCTCTACTGATACTGTAAATCAATATACTGTTGCTAAAACACCACAGAAACAAGATAATAAACCAGAGAGTGCTCTTGATATCATTAAGAATTACTTGATGGCGGGTTTGAGTATGAGTGGTGAAAAAAAGAAAGATAAAAAGGAAGACAACTCACTGGGTGAAATTATCACTGGGGAGACTCAAGAGAAAGAAACCAGACTTACAAGTCCAAGTGCAGGGTATGGTAGTCAGGGTAGTAAGATTGCAGGTAATCTTGGCAAATATATTGAACAGAATCTGGTGTCTGCTGCGAAAGCATCTGATGGTTATGGAGACTACAATAAAATTACAGAACACCCAGACTTTGGTGGTGTTGTAGGTAGACACGCCACAGGTTCATATCATGATGATGGTAGAGCACTTGATATTGGTGCATATACAAATGAACAGGGTAAGATTGTAAAGGTCATAAACGAATTCAATAGAAAGAATAGCGTCAGACCAGCAGAGTTGATTACTGGTAGACAGTTCCAGGGCACTACGATGGTTGACCCTGGTGGACATAGTGACCACGTTCACGTTGCATATAGTAGTGGTGGCGAAGTCAAAGGTAAACCTGGTATCGATAAGAACCCGGCTATGTTGAGCAAGGGTGAGATTGTTATGAACAATGAGGCAGTACAAGGTGTTGGTAAACAAAATCTACTTGCTGCTAACAAATATTATGGTGGACAGGATGCAAACAAACCCAAGATTGTAAAGGGTACAATGCACGCCGCTAGTGGTGGATATGTTCCTGGTCCTGCTCCTGCAATGGTTGGTGATAAGAGTGTGAAGTCTACACCGATTACCCCATTGAATAGGTCGAAACCAAAGGTTACTTTTGTTGACCTTGGTTCTGATACTGAGACTATTGGTCCTACTGGTGGTGCTGAATCATCTATTCCAGCATTCAGTGCTGCTTCTAGATCAAGAACTAAACTCAACACACTGGGGATTAATCTCTGATGGCAGTAGATATTCAAAAACTTTTACCACAAAGACCGGTAGAGAACAGAACCATAGTTCTTCTCAGTGATACTTCTATCATCAAAGTTGGTGATAGAAAGAAGGAGAAGTATGCAGAGGTAACAGAGAAGATTGATACTGCAACTAAACTTTTAGCAGGGACACTTGCTGAAGAGAAGAAAAGAATCAATGATGAGAGGAGAGAGAAAGAAAAAGAATCAAGATCTGGACAGGAAGCAGATTTAGAAAAAGGAAAGAAGAAGAAAAGTGAGAAAGATTTGACGGTAAAGAAACCGAAGATGAGTTTCCTTGATAGGATAAAGAAGTTTATCAATGATATTATCTTCGGGTTTCTTCTGATAAAATTAGTAGACTATGCACCAGTATTAGTTCCGATTGCTAAAGGACTAGCAGCAACAGTCAAGTTTGTTGTTGATATTGCTGGTAAGATACTGAATAGTCTAGTAACTCTTGTTGATTGGGGATACAAGGCATACGACTGGACTAGAGGTGCGATAAAAAATATCGGTGGAGAAGAAGCAGCAGAGAACTTTGATAAGTTAGCAGGTGCTCTCAATAAGTTCCTGAATGCTGCATTGATTGTTGCTATGGCGTCTTCTGGTGCCATGGGCAAAGATAAGTCTTTGAAACCTGGTGCAGGTAGACCTGATGCTAAGGTTAGAACTTCCAAAGCAAGTAAGGCAGCAAGAGTCAGATATGCTAGAAGGTTTGGTGGTGATGCAGCGAGGAGAAGATTCAAAGGCAATGTTGCTGGTAGAGGATTTGGTGCTGCTGTAGCAAAGAGAACACCCCAGGCACTCAAAACAATATTCAAACCACTCAAACCTTTCCTGAAGAGGATACCTTTCATTGGTGGTCTGATTGACTTTGCAATCAATTACTTTATCCTGAAGGAACCACTAGGCAAAGCAGCATTCAAAGCAATTGGTAGTACAATTGTTGCTGGTATTGGTGCTGCTATTGGTAGTGTGATACCTGGTCCTGGTACACTTGTTGGCGCTGCACTTGGTGGTATGGCGGGTGATGCTTTAGCAGATACCATCTATGATATGATATTCAAGAAGAAAGAACCTAAAGAACCCAAAGTTGAAGGGCAGTCAGAAGGTGGTATTTCTTCTAGAACTATTGGTGGCGAAAGAAAAGATATTGGTGCCACAGTCAAAGAAGATACACAACGTAAACCTGATCAAGTAAAGATAAAGGGAAAAGAAGAAATCAGCACAGATTATAGTAAGATAGATTACTTTGGACCTATACTTGCTGTATCTAATAAAATGATATTGGGTGAGCAGATTACACCACGCGACTATGAAAGTATTGGTCAAGGTTTTACTAACCTATATCTTGATGGTATAGAAGATGGTGAGATAAAAGGTAAGTCAGGTATCAAGGAGTGGGTCACCAGTTCTATGGAGAAAGAGGTTGAAAAGAATAAAGAGACTCTGAAAAAAGTAGAGAGTGAATCAGAAATAGGGGATGAAGAAGATGAAGATACGCCAACAACTGCTGAAGGTCTGATTGCCGAATATCTCAAGACAAAACTAGGAATAAAACCACCTAAACCTAAAACTAAATCTACAGCAGGAACAGGAACTGTTGCTGGTGATAGAGACAGTGCTACTGGTGCATTGATGGATGCTAACATAGCAGGCACAGAGTTAGATTTATTCCAGAGATTAGTTATTGCCGAGTCTGGTGGTGAAGGACCAGTAGGTATGGCTTTGGTTGCTAGAAGCGTATTGAATCGTGCTGGTCTAATACAATCAGGTAAGGCATCAACAGGTACATTCTTGGCGAATGACTCTAGTATCACTGGTGTAATTATGGGATCTGGTCAATATCAACCTATCTCAGATGGTAGTATCAATACACCTAGAACAGATGCTCAAATGGCGACTGCTCTTGAGGCAATCAAGACAGCACAGAATGTAGATAAGTTGAGAGGTATTCTCAAGAGTGAAGGGTATGATGACTCTACTGTGACCAAGATGTTAGCAGCAACTGGTTTCAGAACTGGTAGTGCATTCAGAGATGCATCACAGCAAGTCAATGTAACTCAACACGGCAATCATTTCTTCAACACAGCAGGTAATACTGGGTTACTAATTGTTGGTGGTAGTCTTGCTGATGCTCAAGCACCATCTGCCGATATACAAGACGATATCAAACCAGGAAGAGATAAGAAGTTATATCTACACTGGACTGCTGGTGGATATAATGACCCTATTGGCGGATATCACACAGTCATCACTGGTGATGGTAAAGTACACCGTAAGATAGACTACAATAAGACAGGCAAACATACAGAAAGTCGTAATCAGAACTCTGTTGGTCTTGCAGTTGCTGCTATGGCAGGGTCAGAAGGTAACTATCAGTGGCCAAAGCAAATACAAATTGATAGATTAGCAGAAGAGTCGGCTAAGATTACAAAGGCTTGGGGTTGGACACCATCAGATATCACTATCAATAAGGTAATGACTCACGGCGAGGCAGGTTCAGGTAAGGATGGATACTTACCTGCTGTTAGTAGGAAACCATACAACTATGGTCCTACTGTATGGGGTGGTGATGGTTCTCGTTGGGACTTAGATATGCTTTCACCATCTGATAAGATTGGTGATGGTGGACAGAAACTTCGTAGTATGATAAAGGCGAAGTATGCTATGGGTGGTAAGACAAAACCTGGTCCACACTTAGCAATGGTAGGTGAGGAAGGAACAGAGTTTGTTCTTGACCACGATTCGTTCAAGGCAATTGAACAGGCAGCACCTGGTTTCCTTGACCTTCTGAATAAAGCAGAGGGTAAGAAAGCAGCAGACTTGCTGATGAATTACACATCATATAATGACCCAACCGGTGGAGAGACTATTGTTATGAGTAAGACTAAGGTCAGACAAATTGTTGCTCCATACAGTGGTAGTACATCAACTCGTTATGTTCCTATGGGAGGAGGTTCATCTAACAATGAAACTCTTGATTATTATGGTTAAATAGAATAAAGATAAACAGAAATGGCAGAGGGTTCTTCTTACAAGGCAGCTCCGGGTGGTGTTAGACTATTCATATCATCCAATAAGGGTGGCAAGTCAACTGATGTTACGGCAGGTATTATTGACTTCAGATACTTTGAAAGTATCTTGAGCGATACTATCAGTGTGCAAGCAACTTTTGTTGATAGTGGTGGTTCTACTAGTGGACAATCTGTTCTTGATGGTATGCCTATTGTAGGAGGTGAAAGATGTCAGTTTCAGATAACCGATTTGAATAATGTACAAGTTTCAGACGTACCTTTATATGTGAATATGGTCAACCCTATCAGTGATGATAACAGGGGACAGATTGTACAAGTTGAATTGAGGTCAAAAGAATTTTTTCTTGACGACAAGATTAGATTGAAGAAAAAGTTTACAGGTAAGATATCTGAAAGTGTTGCTGATATCTTATCCAATAGTGAGTATGGACTAGGTACAGATAAAGTTCTGGTTGACTTTGAAGAGACTATCAACAATCTAAACTTCATGGGTAACATGAAGAAACCTTTCTATACAATCAACTGGTTAGCAAAGAAGAGTGTTCCTGGTTCATCTAGTGATGCTCTTGGTAACACGGCAGGTTTCTTCTTCTGGGAGACATCATTGGGATATCATTTCAGGTCTATCGATACGATGATGGATAAGAAAAAGAATGAACCGAAGAGGTCAATCATTTATACTAATACAGATGATGAACTAGGTGCTAAGACTCCAAAGAAATATACTACAAAGGCATTGGAGTTCAATACAAATGTTCCTACTAATACTTCTAACAGACAGAAGGTAGGTGCTAATCAAACAAAGATGGTTTTGTTTGACCCATTTACTTGTTATTATGAAGTAGTTTACAACAATAGTTTCTCTAATCAGTCGGGATACACTTCTAGTGGTGAAGAATTAGTTCCAATTCAACCAGAGTTTGATACACCAGCAACTACAAACTTCTCAAGAACAACATACTATCTCTTGGATAAGGGCACACTTCCTGATGGTCCGACAGAACAGCAACTAGAAAAGTCAAAGGAAGAAAACTTTGAGTATTCAAAAATATTGAATCAGTCTATAATGAGATACAACCAGTTCTTTGGTTATCAAGTTGAGGTCACTATTCCAGGTGACTTTGAACTTCACGCAGGTGATATGGTATTCGTTGACTCTGCGGAAAAGAAAGATGTAAACTCCGGTGATGTAAACCAGAATTCTGGTGGTCTATATATTATATCGGAACTATGTCATTTCTTGTCACCCAAGGGAACCTATACTAGACTCAATTTAGTCAGGGATTCCGTTGGAAGAACTGGTAGACCAACTGCATAAAATCCTATGGAAAGTATCGAAAAGCATATTGAAAAGGATAAGGAAATCCTTGAAGATCCTACGACAAATCCACAGATGCGCCGTCACATTGAAGGCGAACTTCATGATTTGGAAGAGTATGTGGAGAATCATAAAAAAGAAATTGAAGCAGGGGATCATCACGATCCATCTTATCTAGAACTTTTTTGCGATCAAAATCCTTCCGAACCCGAGTGTTTGGTATATGATGACTAATGGAAGGTAGTACATTCAACCCCGGTTTTCTAGGTTCCCATTTTAATTGGTGGGTCGGTCAGATTGCTGACGATTCTACTTGGAGAGACAACATACTCCCAGGTAAGTATGATGACCACAACAAATTAAAGGTTGGGGTAGAAGATATAAGGTGAGGATTTTTGGTCTTCATCCTGTAGGGGAAGAAACACCTTCTGAAGATTTGCCGTGGGCACAGGTAATGTATCCTGTGACTGCTGGTGGTGGACAAGCAGAAGCAGCACAAACATCCAACCTTCGTCAAGGTAACATGGTGTTTGGGTTCTTCCTTGATGATAAGGAACAGCAAGTCCCAGTTATTATGGGTGTTCTGGGAAATAATTCCCAGACTCCCCTGAAGAATACTATTGGAACTGGTGAGGTAAATGACAACTCACCAGGTAGTCTTGCTACAAGTGGATACGCCACTGGTAAATTAGCAAAGACTGAACAGACTTCAGAGAAAGTACCTGATGAAGGTCTTCAAGTATCAAGACCTGGTGTATCAGCACACTCTATTCCTGCTGCACCTGCAACACCTGTTGATAAGTATGGAATTCGTGCAGACATTCCATATACGAATGAAATCAGAGGGTACATTCAAAATGCAGAGAAGTTAGCAGATAAAAAGAATATAAAAGATAGTAAAAGAGATAACTTTGTTAGGAATAAAGTTCAGCAGAGTATAAAAGCACAAAGTAATCTCGAAAACTCTCCTCTTCAACCAGCACAACCTGGAGCAACCAGAGAAAATGTTGATGGCGTTCATCAGTTACAGGTAGCTGATATCAAACGTGAAGAGTATATGGATAAAAGAACCCCTATGATGAAACCTGATGATAAGGTGGGTTCTGCTATCAGTGCTATTCAAACAGTCATCGACAACTTGATGAACTCTGTTGATAAGTATCTTCAGGCATTTCAATCATATCTTGAGGCAGCATCTGGTGCTATCACAGATAGTAGTGGTTTAAAAAATCTTATCAAGAAAACATCACAAGAAATTGCAAAGTATATGAAGATAGTCTTTGATAAGATTATCGAATATGTACAAAAGATTTTCAACAATGCAATGTCTGCTGTGGTATCAGCTACACCAGCAAACTTTAGACATTTGATGGGTGATATGAAAGAACAGACAACTGCATTGATTACTTGTCTGTATAATAAGATTGTAGAAACACTTGCACAGTATATTGAGGATGCTCTTTTGGATGCTATCGATCTTGATTCATTGGAGCGGGCAGCAAAACAAGCAATGGTAGATAGAAAACAGTATCAGACTTTCCCATCGGCACCAATATGTTTTGCTGAAGATGTTGTTGCGACTGTGATTGCAGCAAAACGAGATGCCATCAATAATGCAAACAATTCATTGGTAGAGAACCTGAGTAGTTTTATTACTGAGATTCAAACAATGATTGCAGGTGAGAGTTCTGCGTTAGGTGATATCTTGAATCAAATTCCAGACATCGGTGGTAATATGAGTGCTGCCCTTGGATTTACTAATCTATCTTTAAATGTTTTTGGTTGCCAGTTGTCACCAAACATCGCTATATCTGACTTCTACACTTTATCTAATGGTGGATCGGGTCAAACTCAAGTACAGAAACCAAGTGCAGGTGCAATCAATAAGAAGTCACAACAAAAACCAGGCAATAAAGCAACAGAACCACCTAAACAATACGCACAACCTGCTAGAGGTCAGGAGACTGTTAGGTATGATAAACCACCTAAGGTAACAGTCAAACCAACCTAATAAATATAAACACAACAGGTAGAAAAGTATAGGATATGTCCTTTGATCTTTTTGGAAATACTACAAGAAGAGACATTAGAGTTGGTTACATCTCTACTGATAGAGGATTTGTATCTAATATTTCCATCTACGAAGCTAATAAGTATGCTGAGTTGAATCCTGGTGCTCAGTTTGTCGTAAATAATAGAGATAAAGTAGCATATGTTAATATCAATGAACTGAATGAGAAGAGTAGGAAAAATATAGATTTCTTTGAACCAGATAGCAATTCTTGTGATGGTCTAAATTTCAATTTAGAAACCGAAGATATTGATGGTAAATTCGGCAAGAACTTCCGTGGATTGACTATTGACTTTTTAGGTGGCGGTGGTGTTGGAGCACAAGCAAACCCAGTCATCGGTAAAGATGGTACACTGATGGCAGTGGACTTGATTCATGGTGGGTTTGGATATCAATATCCTCCTGCTGTTCAAGTCACAGATCCTAGTGGTATTGGTGCTGGTGCAAGAGCATATGCTTACCTAGGTGAGTCTGCAGAGGGAGTAGAGACTTATCAGGATGAAGATTCATTTGAAGATTTAGACTTCAGTCTTGCTCCTAATTTTTTAGTAGATAGATGGGGTGATAGACGTGATCCAAAGGGTTTATCTATTGGTGACTGGAATCCAGGTGATTATGCAAACCTAACGACTGACCCCATTCGTAGTGAGGTTCTAAAGTATCAGAAGTTTATAGAAAGAAAGACAATAGGTGATACTTGGTGGGATATTAGACGGTTTATTCCATTAGAAGTAACATCACCTGGAAGAATCAGTAGAGTCAAGTATGATGTATCTCATCCATTCTGGGGTGGCAAATATATTCCAGAAGAAAAGAATGATGGTCTCATTCAGGTGTTCTTTACCGTATATTCCCAGGGTAGTGTAAAGAATAGAGCTATCAAATTTGATTTTGTATCAGAGGACGGAACGCATAAGTTCTCTGTTCAAGGCATCACTCAAAAGAATCAAAGTGATAAGCAAGTTGTTCGTATTGCAAAGGTAAGAGTCAACACAACTTACATCGTTACTACAAGCGACAAAAGAAAGAAGGTAAAGCAAACCGGTCGTGCTATTGAGCAGGGGTTTGTTAAGAATGAATATGGTCGTGCATTAGAAACAAATAGTTCTTCTCCATATGCTGGTGTTGGTCAGGTTATCTTTGCTGATGTTGTCGATTCTGTAAATGATAATGATGATCTCCAAGTCTACACAGATCGTGGTAGATTCAAGGCAACTAATAAGAAAAGTATCAAAGAGTATTCAAAGAAAAAGCAAAAGATAAGAAAGAGAAGTACCTATGAGTTGACTTATAGAGTCAATCATGGCAATCCTATCAAGACACCAAGGACTTCTAAGATTAAAGACACCTTTATGAATACCTATGCGGTGTCTCCTATTCCTCCTGTAAACATTCCAGGATCTGATTATGCTGGGCAGTCATTTACTATGACTTGGTCTGAATATTTTCCATATACTGGTGACTATACTTTCAAAGGTCTTGCTGATAATGAGGCAGTTCTAACTCTTTCTGGCGGCAACACAGGTGAAGAAGTTTTTGAGAAGAAACTTGGTAGAATTAGGAGTGATGAAGCAACTAAAGAAAACTTCCCACCCAAAGAATTTACAAAGACCATACAAGAAGGTCTCTATAATATTCGTATTGATGTTCAAAACAAACCACAGTATGATAAGTTAGTCAATAAGAGTGGTGGTGACTCAATCTTTGATTCAATGTCTTCTAAGGATAAAGCAGACAGACGTTTGTGGAGAATGAACCCAACTGCCACAAATAAGAAGAAGGATAAAGATGCTAACTTCTTGAATAGGTATGGTGTATGTCCATTTGACCCAGGCAAACCCCAGGTAGAAACTGTTCCTTCAAGCATCAAGTTTGAGAAAGATGGGGATAAAATTTATGTAAAGGCAGAAGGTGCTGGTCAGATTGAAGGTTTCTTCCAATTAGATATTGATGATGACCCAGACAATGCTGGATTAGCAGTAAAAGAAATTTCTATCGAAACCGACAATGACCTTCTTCGTATTAGAAGAGGAAGGCACGGTGATGATGGAAATTATGATACTGGTGCGTGGAGAGAGAATGATAAGAAGACTGGTAAGGGCATCTTCACAGCAGGTAAAAGGTATAGAGTAAAAGTTCTTGGTGGTGCGAAAGGTTCTGGTATCTATGATTTCAGTGGTGATTCATTTAAGATTGATGATAACATTGGTAACGGCACAGACGAAAATGCTGAGTTTGAAATCAAGAGTTTCAGAACAGTTGGAGATACAAATCAAATTCAAGCATCTGATGATTATGCTGGTGAGCATCTAATTCGTTGGGAGAATGTAAAGTTTCCAGAGAGTGGTAACTATAGTATCAAAGCACAAGCAGATGATAGTGCAAGAATTTTGATTGGTAACTCTGGTAGTGGTGGACAGATTGCAGATGGTTCTGGTCTCAGGAATAGAAATAATGAGAAGAGGAAAGGGGATGAAGAGATTTTCAGTGCAGGTAAAGGACAGGTCACAGAGACAACTAGATTTTTTGAGAAGGGTAAGTATAGAATTAGAGTAGAACTAACTCAATTACCTGGTAAAGCATTGAATAAGGGTAATCCTATGGGTATTGCCTTGAAGATTATGACTGCTAAACAGAGAGAAACGGAGAAAATTCTTTCTGATACATCTTGGGTAGAGAATCCAATGGGTGTGGCTCTAACAATTGATGCACCTAAGGCACCAAAACCACAAGAGACACCACCTCCACAGAGAGGTAGATGTCCTAACAATCCATTATGGACATCTAGATTTACAAAGGGTCAGTCAGGTAGTAGTTGGTATCCTTGTTTCTATCCTGCTTGGTCACCTTTTATGAATCGCTATGCGATATCACCAATTCCACCCAAGGCATCAGAAGGTAGTGCTTTGAGTGGTAATACTTGGTCAAAATCTTGGAGGGTAAAGGTTCCTTATGATGGTTTCTATGGAGTCAGAGGTACTTCAGATAATAATGGAACTATCACAGTTGGTGGTGAATCATTCAAACTAAATGGATTTAAGAATTCTGAACCAGATTTGAATAAGGTTTTCCTGAGAGAAGGAAGTACAACAATAAGTGTTGAGGTTCAAAATGAAACTAGAGAATTCTTTGAACCAAAACCAAAGGTAATTTTTGATACTGCTGACTGGACATCAGACCCAATAACTTTGACGCCGGAAAGGGTTAAAAAAGAAATTATCTGTCGTGCTGGTGGTGGTTTTGGCGGTCGTTCAGATAAAACACAAGATAAAGTTGGTAGAGTTAAAGTTGGCAAAGGAAATGATGGTGGTAAAGGTGAAGGTGATGAGACAAGAGACGGTGGTAACGGTGGTGGTGCTGGTCTGAGAAAAGGTCAAGCACAATCTGGTAAAGGTGGTACAATTGATGGTGGTTTTGGTTCTGATGAACTTGGTCAAGAGAGAGGAACCAATGATGAGGTAAGATCAGACGGAGACTCTGGTGGTGACGGTGCTAGTTACGGTGGCGGTGGTGGCGGTAGCCGCAACAGGAGACCAGCAGGTAATGGTGCTGATGGTGCTGTGTATATTATTTGGGGTAGCACTGGTAAATCAGTTTTATTCAACAAACCCGGTGTGTATGAAGTTCTTGTTCCAGAATCTGCTCCTGGTAGAGACCTAAGAACTTCTGTTAGAATGCATTGTATTGGTGGCGGCGGTTCTGGTTATACTGAAACCAATAGAGACTCAAAAGAAAAAGTAAAAATTGGAGAAGGTAGATATGATGGAAGAGATATAGACGTATATGCAGAGCGTGAAGTTATATCTGGTGGCGGTGGTTCCGGTGGCGCATATGCATATAACACTATGAAACTTCCAGCAAATGCTAGACTTCAGGTTGTTGTTGGTGAGGGTGGTAAAGCTTACTTCACCAAAGGTTCATCAAATGGTTTCGATAGTTATGTAAAGGTATTGAAAGCAGAGTATGATCCCAAATATAGAGCAGGAAGAAAAATCAAAGGCAAGAATGGTATCAAGTATACGGGACCTAACCTTGCTACTTACACGAAGAAAGGACCACTTGCACCATATCTCTCCCCATTCCTTGTGAGTGGTAGACTTGCTACCGAAGAAGTCAATGGTAGAGTATGGACTTTTGTTTGGGATAATGTAAATTTTGAAATAGATGGTAAGTATCAAATTGATGTCGTATCAGACGACAGCGTAAATATTTTTATTGATGGAGTGAAATTCTACAGGACCAAAACTATTGGTAGTTTAGAAACAAAAATAAGAAGATTGAAACCAGGTAAGAAGCAAGTTGTAATCGAACTTACAAACTCTAACCAACCCGGTACTAACTACAACTTGAACCCAGTCTATGTTGGTATGCAAATCAAGGCATTAGTTCCTGAACAGACTGAAGACCCTAGGTCTTGGACACAAAATCCAGTAGGTGTATCTGCTATGTTGATACCACCACCTTGTCCAAAGATACTTGGCGGTGTTGGTATTATTACTTCAGTTGTACCTGTAAATCCAGGAACAGGTTACACAGTTCCTACTGGTCCAGGTTATCCAGGTATTATCGAATTGATTGATGTTGAAGTAATTGAACCTGGTATCAACTATGATCCATTTGATCCTGTTATATTCATTGCACCTCCAGTCACACCATTAGGACCCATTCCTCCTCTGAATGTTCCTAATCCCCCTGGACCTAGAGGTCCAAGTGATCCTGGTGATACACTTCAACCAGACTTTAGACCATTTACTCCTAGCACCCCGCTTGTAGTCAATCCAGGCGATCCTGGCACCCCTTCAAGTGGTACAAACCCACCACCTCCTGGCGTACCAGTTGATGGCGGTGGCGGTGGTGGTGTTCCCACTGACCCTGGCGGTGGATTTGGTGGCGGCGGTGGTGGTGCTGGCGGCGGTGGAACTGGCGGTCCTGGTGGGGGCACTGGTGGTGGTGGTGATCCAAGAATACCAGATCCAACAATTCCAACCACACGTCCTGGTGGTCCTGATGGTGTTACTACTGGTGGACTTGGTCCAGTTGATGGTGGTAGTGGTGGACCCGGTCTTGCTCCCGGTGATGGTGGTTCTATCATTGCACCTGGCGGTCAGGTTGTTGACCCTGGTGGTCCTGGTGGTACTGCACCTGCTGGAACAGAGGTTGTTCTTCCTGGTGGTGCTGTCCCTATTGGTGCTGGTGGTGTTATAACTAATCCAAGTGCTCCTAATGATATACCTGGTTCTGGCGCAGCAATCGTAAATAATGATGCTGCTCTCGGTGCTGTTGTTCAAATTGTAACTGGACCTTTTGGTAGAATCATTGCTGCTAATGTTCTAGCACCAGGCAGAGGTTTCACTGCTACACCAACAATCAAGGTTCTATCTAATACGGGTGTGAATGCTGTCCTCAGACCAATCTTTAGACTGGTTAGAGATCCTCTTGGTGTTGACCCAGGCAGACTTATTCAAGTTACTGACTTGGTTGGTTTGAAGCAGACAGGTTATGTAAATGGTCGTGCATATTATGGTCAAGTATTCTTCAAGAATGGATTCAAATATGCTGGCGTCTATGAGACCGCTGGTCAACTTGTACAGGTATATGATACTCTTGCTGAAAGTATTGCTGGTGAGGTCACCACACCTCCATCTGCAATCCTCAGGCAGGGCACTGATGTACAAGATAATATATCTCAACTCAATATTCCTGATACTCCACAAGACTTACAATAATGGCACAACAGAAACACTCATTCCCAAATAGATTACCTAGTGGAGAGTTTGCATCAGGTGACGCAAACTATACAGCAATTCGTTACGGTAATGATCACGGTTCAATTCGCTTTGGTCATATTCATGAGAAAGCAGATGTAACATCATCGGTGCTGCTTCAAGCACAAGATGGTCGTCAGATGCTAACGATGGATCAAACTGGACATCGAAAAGGATGGACATCTATCACCGCGCCCGCTAATTTTTCTGTTAGGTGTGGTGAAGATAATGATGAGGGGATGGACACCTTGTTTTTAAACGCATTGAATGGTAATATAGTAATCAATGCAGAGAATGGTAAAATTCGGATGCAGGCTACCGATATTGAATTATTATCAACAGGTGCAGGTACAGGAAAAGGCAACATTCGTATTGATGCTAGTGAAAATCTAACATTAGATGCGAAACAGATAACTGTGACTGCCAAGAACATCTATAGAATTGCATCTGCAGGTATAGGTGAAATTATTGCTAACTCACAGTTACAAGTCTATGGGTCTGTAATTCGTGGAGTTACTGATGCTTGTGCAGTCAAGGACTCTAAGAATAATAATCAAAGAGTCCAGCAAAAGAATACTCAAACAGTATAGGAGAAAAATGGCTTTTGGTTTTGATGATTTACAGGTAGGTGGTCAACTCAGAGTAGGTATGGGTATCTGTCCTGCCATCAAGGAAGGAAATTCTAAAATCAATGGTTCGGCACACATTGAAGGACCAATGGTTGTTGGTAGTGGATTACATTTTCCAACTCCTTATGCTACCTTGATGGTTGGTCCTAATACCAACATTGACCCAGATAATACACCAACTACAGTTCCTGGTGCATTGTGTCAGGGTATTAGTCCACCATACTCTTTGGCAGTGTCTGCTAATGCTGCTATCATGGGCAACCTTGATGTAAACTTCCGCATTCAGTGTGGTGGTTTGATTGTTGCTGGTGCTGACGTTGTATCGCAGTGTGGTAGACACTGGTTGTCTGCAAAGAAAGACTTTGATATCACACACCCAACTAAAGATGGTTGGAGACTGCGTCACGTTGCTCCAGAAGGTCCTTCTGCAGATGTATACTATCGTGGTAGAGTATCTAACAAGAAAGAGATTCAACTACCAGATTATTGGAGAGAGTTAGTTGACCCAACAACAATTACAGTCAACCTAACTCCTATCGGAGCACATCAAAATGTAATCGTCAAAGGTATTACAAATAATAAAGTTCTCTTACAGTCTAACAGCGGTATTCCTATCAACTGCTACTTTCATATATACGGTGAGCGTCAAGACTGTGAGAGAAATATTCCAGAGTATGAAGGAACGTCTCCAAGAGATTATCCAGGAGATAATTCAGAGTACTTACAATCAGGTCAAGTTTAGAGGTAAAATATGGCAGATGATTTAGGCATTTCACCAGGGCAACCAGAAGGTGCTAATTTCCCTGGTGAATTTATTCCGTCGCAAAGAAGAGAGTGTGAAGACTTTCACTATGCTGGTGGTTGGGGAAGACCAACAAGCACTCACGAATATATTTGGTATGGTAATCTAAGTGAAGACGATTATCCAAATGAAGCGTGTCAACCTTGGTATCATAGACTAGCAAGAATCAATAGTCTTCAAATCTTGAATCCAGGTGAGTCTGGTAACGTAGCTGGTATTACAGGTTCTGGTGGCATCTCTATTACAGGCAATATATTTGCAACAAATGGCACTTTTACAGCAAACGTAACTGCTCTCACTTTCAGTGCGACAGCAAAACTATTCGATATTCCTCACCCAAATAAAGAAGATCATAGGTTGAGACATGCCTGTCTTGAGGGACCAGAGAATGGTGTATATCATCGTGGTCGTCTCACTAATAAAGATACTATTGTACTTCCTGATTATTGGGATGGATTGATTGACCCAGAAAGTATTACCGTAACACTGACTCAAATCCGCACATCACAAGACCTTATTGTTGATGCTATCGAATGGGGTAAGCGTATCAAGGTGAAGTCTGGTAACGCATCTAACATTGATTGCTTCTATACCGTACAGGCAACCCGTATAGATGTGGCACCTCTTGAAGTGGTCTATGAGGGCAGCGAAGCGACCCCACAGGCGCTATAATATACAGGTAATCAAACAAGGCAATGGAAGAGTATCTGTCGAAGGTCGTCATCGACCCATTGAAATGGAAGATTTCTATGTACTCTGACCAAGGTAGTGAACATGTTGAGGACTTTGATAACATCGACGTGTTTCTTGACCTGGTCAACTTCGTCCGTGAAGAAGCAAGTCCAGATGTGATTGAGTACGCATCCCCTATGTGAGGGAAAAATCAACTTTCGTTTCAAAAATCGGGCGAAAAATTTTCCCGCCAAAAATTGCCCTATTAGGTTTTATGACCATCTACAAAGACTCTTTTTACGAAGAAATCCTGGAGTGCTACAATTATGAGACCAGAAACCCGTCAGTCTATGGAAATGTTATTCGCCGCAAAGTGGAATCTTCCAAAAGCAGCAAGAAACTGCAATCTGACTAACAAAGAGATGAAAATCACTTTCAATGAATACTGTCGTATGAATCCTCCCACTTGGAACCCCGAATAGGGATTTTTTGGGAGTGTGGTGGAATCGGTAGACACACCGGATTTAAAATCCGTTGACTATTGCAGTCGTGCGAGTTCAAGTCTCGCCACTCCCATAAATAATATCTAGGGTACGAAAGTGTTATGAAGTATCAACTTAGCACTAAATACGCTTGGTATAATCATGAGACAATGCTTGTCTTATTGTATTGTATTCAGGGGATTCCCTTCACATTTGATGAACTTCCCAGCATAGCATATGATAATCCAGAGGTTCTGGAATTAGCAAAAAAAGAAAAGAGTTGGGAAGTTGAAGAAATGTATAGAGCATCGATGTATTTGATGGCGGAAGAGTGTCATCCTATGATGTATGAGTTAGAATTAGAAAACCCAGAACTTATGCCGTTAGAATAATTATGGTCATCAACCTTTGGCGCAACAATTGCATGAATCAGTGGAGATGGACTTTGACTGACCCCAAGACAATGGAACAGCATTCTGGTGGTCAAGACGAGTTGAGATTAGCAATGGATGATGTAGCAAATACAGTAGAATATATACTTGACAAAGAAGAAAAATAAGGGTATAATATAGTTTCCGTGTGAAGGTAGGCATCTGTGCATATGAGGGCGATTGCTATGGCAGTCGTCCTTTTTTTATGCTAAATAACCATAACAGGAACTATAAGCGTCAATAAAATGGGTCTTACCAGATTAGATAATTTTCTGAAATCGTCAAAAGGCACTATCTTATATGTCAATCCAAATGATTTGGATTCTACTGATAGTATCGAGAATAAAGGTAATTCTCTTACACGTCCTTTTAAGACGATTCAACGTGCTCTGGTAGAGTCTGCTAGATTCTCATATCAGAGAGGTTTGAATAATGATAGATTTGGTAAGACTACCATTCTATTATATCCGGGTGAGCATTATATTGATAATAGACCTGGTTTTATTCCTAATGGTCAAAACAATTACCTGACTAGAAGTGGTGCTTCTACTTCTGACCTTCCTGAGTATGAACTGAATACCAACTTTGACGTACAATCTGTTACTAACGAACTCTACAAACTCAACAGTGTTAGTGGTGGTGTTATTGTTCCTCGCGGTACATCAATCGTTGGTTTAGACCTTCGTAAAACCAAGATTCGTCCTCTTTATGTTCCTGACCCTCTGAATGATCAGATTGAGAGAACTGCTATCTTCAAAATTACTGGTGCTTGCTATTTCTGGCAGTTCTCCATATTTGATGGTAACCCAAATGGAAGCGTCTACAAAGATTACACTAGCAATACATCTGTTCCTAATTACTCTCACCATAAACTTACTTGTTTTGAGTACGCTGATGGCGTAAACAACGTAGCAATTAATGACGACTTTATCAGCAATTTCGTTACTGATAGAACTGACCTTGATATGTACTATGAGAAGGTCAGTATTGTATATGGCAACTCTTCTGGTAGAACAATTGCACCAGATTATCCAAGTCCTAATATTGATATTGAGAAGAAGATTGATGAATATCGTATTGTTGGTGCAACTGGTGGTGAAATCGGTATTACCAGTATCAGAGCAGGTGATGGTGTAACATCTTCCACTGTTATTACAGTAACTACATCTGGAGATTTGGATTCATTAGAAGTTGATACTCCATTTAGAATTGAGGGTATCACTGCTAATGGTTATAATGGTCAGTATGTTGTAGCATCTAAAATAGATGATAGAAATCTTACATTCAATGCTCCTACAATTCCAAATGACCCACTTCCAAGTGTATTTGGTTCTACACTGACTCTAAGTAACGATACTGTAACCTCTGCTTCACCATATATCTTCAACACCTCTCTGAGGTCTGTTTTTGGTATGAACGGTATGCACGCTGATGGTGCAAAAGCAACGGGTTTCCGTTCAATGGTTGTTGCCCAGTTTACTGGTATTGGTCTTCAAAAGGATGATAGAGCATTTGTTCTGTTCAACCAAAATTCACCATCTACTGGTCTGTATGATGACAGCAGCAGTGCTGGTAATGAGACTCTAAGTAATAATTCAAGAGCAATTCACAAACCTGAGTGGAGAAACTTCCACATCAGAGTATCAAATAATTCTGTTGTTCAGTCTGTTTCTTGCTTTGCTATTGGTTACGCAGAACAGTTTATAACCGATAGTGGCGGTGATATTTCTTTAACCAACTCAAACTCCAACTTTGGTGCAGTAGCTCTGGTATCTGATGGTTTCAGACCAGAAGCATTCCCACAGGACAATCAAGGTTATATTACACATGTTGTTCCACCAAAGAACATCAATCTTGATGAAAAGTCAATTGAATTTACTTCTATCGACGTTCTGAGAACATTACCACAGTCTTATAGTTCAATTGGTGTTGGTAGCACAGGTAGACTGTATCTTTATAATGAAACCAATGCTCAGACTCCACCAGAGCATATCTTACAGGGTTATAGAATTGGTGCAAAGCAAGAAGATACCCTGAACTTCTTACACGGTGATGGAACTTCAACTCTGGAGAACTATTCGGCACGTATCACGATGCCGGTCAGTCAAACATTCCTTTCATATCAGGATCAAGATCATAACATTACAGGTGAGAAGTCTTATAGAGTTGGTAGAAGTGTTGCTGGTATTAGCAGTATTGGACCTACTAGTGTTGGTGGTAATATAAACGTCATTTCTCTTGAGAGAAATCATAGTTTTATCAATGGCGAGTCTGTTCGTATCATATCAGAAAACGCACATCTCCCTGATGGTCTGTTACCAAATACAATATACTATGCTATCACTAGCGGTACTGGTATTTCGACCAGTCAGAATATCAAAATTGCTAAGACCAAAACTGATGCGTTGAATGGAACTGCAATTTCTTTCAACAACAAAGGTGGTCAACTGAGAGTTACAAGTAGAGTATCAGATAAAGAACCTAATGAAGAGGGACACCCCATTCAATATGATACTGCTAATTCCCAGTGGTATATCAATGTTTCGACTGCTAGCACACAGAATTCTATATTCAGTAACATTGTAGGTCTTGGTTCTACCTCTCTGGGTGCAGCAACACCAAGAACCTTTATCACCAGAAAGAGTGATTCTAGAACAACGTTTGATAGACTTTATCACGTTCGTTACATTATTCCTAGAAACTCTGGTACAAATGCTAGACCACCCATTGATGGTTACATTCTTCAGGAGAGTAGCACTGGTATTGGTGCAACTGATTCTGAAATTCAGACTTATTATAATGATGGTTCACTTACAAATGAGTCACAGCAAAGAAACTTTAGTTTCATCTCCAATGCATTATGGAATGGTGTTAACACCGTCACTATTGATACAGAACTACCTCACCATCTGACGATTGGTTCTCAGGTCGAACTTCGTAACATTACCTCAACTGAAAATACTTCTGGTGCTCTGAATGTTGGTTACAACAGGTCATATGAAGTCACTGGTATCAGTAGCGCAAAGCAGTTCAATGTTGGTCTATCGACTGATCCTGGTCTGTTTACAAATACAACAAATATTAGAAATGTAAGTCTTCCATATTTTTATAGAAGAAACTATTCTAAGAACTTCTATGTTTACAGAATCAATGAATTTAGAAGATATATTCAAAATGAACAAGATGGTGTTTACTATCTGACTCTAGTTGAAGCATCTATCGAACCTACTGTATCACCATTCATTGGTCAGAAGTTCTCACAACCAGTTGATAAACTGTATCCTCAATTAGATAGAGACAATCCTCAATCTGACCCTAAAGGTGCAATATCTCATGCTAGATCTTCTCTGATTGGTAAAGTAGATATTTGCGAATCTACTAACAGCATTACAAACAAATCTAATGCAGATTTCTGCTTAGAGAATAATTCTTTTGGTATTGTAAGTATTGAATCTAACTCAGGCAATAGTCACGTTATTACTACTGATGTTGAACACCAACTCAATCCTTTGGTCAAAGTTCAAATTGTTGATCCTGGTACAAACTACGGTGTTCTTTCAGGTTCTGATGAGATTTACTATAATGCTAGAATTGCAGGAACTGGTTCTTCAATTTCCGGTAAAACAGCAACTGCTAAGGTTACTGTTGGTGTAGGTGGTACTATTAAGGATGTAAAAATTATTGATGGCGGTGCTGGATTTGAATTTGGTAATACTCTTACAATCGCTGGTATTACAACAGCAGCAAACAATAATGCCGCACTGTTGAGAGCAAATATTGTAAGAAATGATATTGGCAAAGCAGTAAGAATTAGCGGTATCACCTCAGAGGGCAATAACCCATATAATACTGTTTATAGAGTTACTGATGTTCAAGCAGGTGCAGCAAGATCATTCACCGTTGCTTCTGCTAGCACAATATTCAACTTTACGCCGAACGGTATTCCCGCAAATGCTCTGACTAACGCAGAAGTTTATTATACTGGTGAGTCCGTAAGCATTACAAATTATACTTATAATCAAACTACAGGTATTGCTACAGTATCTACATTTGGTCCTCATGGGTATGATGTAGGTAGATGTGTCTTTATTGGTGGAGCAACTAATGATAAGTATAATGGTTTCTTCGATGTAACCGAAGTTCTTGATAACTTAGGTGTACCTTCATATGGTTTTGCCGTCAAGGTTGGTGTAGGAACAACGACTCCACCATCTGGTTCAAATATGATCACATATCCTAAGGGTTATGGTTCAAATGCTGGTTCTCTTGATGTAAGTATTGAAAACATTCGTGGTAGAATGGCTGGTTATTATGCTGGTATCACTACTACATTATCTGCTCCTATTCAGAACCTGTCGGATACACTCATCTATATCAGAAATGTAGACCAGTTTGACTTTACTATTGGTGATTATATTCAGGTAGACAATGAGGTAATGAGAATCAGGGATACTGTAAACACTTCTAGTGTTCTGAATTATCCTAATTCTACTCAAAGCAATCAATCTATTGCTGTCTTCCGTGGTGTTCTTGGAACTAGAGCAGCAACTCACTTAGGGAATTCTGTTGTAACAAGAATTAGTCCAGTTCCTGTTGAATTTAGAAGGCACTCCATCATTCGTGCTTCTGGTCATACGTTTGAATATGTTGGTTATGGTCCTGGTAACTATTCTACTGCCTTCCCAGATAGACAGGACAGGGATATCACACCTGAGCAAGAATTGATTGCTCAGTCCACGAAGAGGGCAGGTGGTATCAACTTCTACACAGGTATGAACGACAAGGGTATTTCATACTCTGGTAATAAAAAACTCAGCACTATTACGGGTACTGAAGAAATCTTTGATACTCCAGTTCAAACTATAACTGGTGCGGACATTTCTGTCAGTCCAAAACTGAACGTTCTCAACCCAATTGAAGCTGTATTTGATCGTTCTATCCGTGTTGATGGTGGTGTCAGTGGAGAGGCAATTTCAGAGTTCACTGGACCTCTGATTGTCAATAATAAGGTTGTTGTAAACTCACCTAAGGGTGTTGAGACCGATAACTTGTTCTTACAAGGTGATACTACAGTTTCTAGAAAGTATACTGTTGGTCTTGGAACACCTTCACTTGCTGGTAACCCTGGCGACATTGTATATAACGCAAACCCAGTTCCAGGTGGTTCTACTGGTTGGATTTATACTCTTTCCAACAATTGGAAGTCTTTCGGCACTATCTCACTGGAGAGAGATACCAAAGAAGACATCTTTGAAAGAGTTGGTATTGCTACCACAACAGCAGGTGATAAGAGACTGAAGGTTTACGGTGGAACTAGAGAAGTTTCTATTGATGATGATGGTAGAGTTGGTGTTGGTACTTCTGCTTCTCCTTATAAGGTTCACGTCATTGGTGATACTAACCTGGTTGGTGATATCAATGTAAGTGGAGCATCAACAGTAGGTAATCGACTTACGGTTCTTTCTGGTGGTGTAAACGTCAGTGGTTCTAGTACAATTACTGGTGTTGGTATTGTATCGGAAACTGTTGGTACGCACGCTGGTGCTGGTGTATCGATATATGCTGTTGGTGCTGGTCAGACTATCTACTACTATGGTGATGGTCAAAACTTAGTCAACCTGAATGCTGACCAAGTTGGTTGGATTAGACAAGGCAATAACTTATCGTTTGAAGACGTTCTAAATGGTTCTGTTGGTATTGGTACTTCTGTCCCAACAGGTGGCACTGCTTCAGATTTCCTGCTTGGTTATTCACTGACTGTTGGTTCTGCTATTCCTGGTCTTGGCGGCACTAGCGCACACTTCCACGACGGTATTCACGTCACTGGCGAGGCAAGAGTTGACCTAGGTATAAATGTGACGGCAGGTATATCGTCTATAATGGGACCATATGCCTTTGAAAATAATACCAAGGGTACTATTGTCGGCACAGCAGCAACATTTAGTCAAAAACTTGATGTAAGTGCTGGTTTCTCTACCTTCAAGGATGTCTTGGTTTCTGGTGTTACCACTCACACAAATCATACATATCATCACGCATTCTCAGAAGCAAATGGAACTGCTACGATAAATACTGGTAACGGATTCCTTACTTTAGACCTGTCTACAGGACAAAACTTTGAATTTACTGTTGATCAACAAATCAATAAGATTATCTTGTCTAATGCTCCTGCTAATGTAAGTTCAATGTCCTTTACACTCAAGTTGACGCAGAATGCTTCTGCTAATTACTTTGTAGACATTGATGACTTTGAGTTCAATACAAATCCAGTTCCTGTTTATTGGCCTGGTGGTGTTGTTCCAGTTGTGTCCAGAGCGAATGGAAAAACGGACATATATAACTTCAAGACATTCAATACTGCGAGTATTGATACTGCCGGATTATACGGAATTGTCGGAGGACAGAACTTCTCATGAGTAGAATAAGTAGAGATATCTTCACTCAGTTAGATCTTAATGGACCTTATCTGAGAATTGATTCTCAACCACAGGACATTACCAAAGAATCAGTCTTTGGTAATTCTGCTCCTGGAAGAGAAAGTAGATATACTGCTACTTTTACTGTAGCAGTCAGCACTTATTATATGACCGGTGACGAAGCAGATATTGGTGACCGTAATGTCATTGAAGAAGATGCTGTTCCTCCTACTGTAGATAATTCTGGTTATATTGCATATCAGTGGTATGAGCAGAGGGGTGCCTCTCAAGATCTTGATACTGATATCAAATTGAGAAATGGTATTGATGATACTACAGGTGTAGATACAACAACTCTGTCTATTACTAATCTTCAATCACCTGAAGACAACCAAAGAAAATTTTATTGTAATA